ATGCCGGAGACCTTGGTGTAGCTGACCGGGCTGCTGCTGTCGCCGATGTGCAGCGTCGCGCCGGCGGACGTGGTGTAGTTGTCGGCCATGACGGCTGTCCTCCTGTCGGTTGGCCATGAAAAAGCCCCGCCGCAGTCAAGCGACGGGCGGGGTGACGTGGTGATGGCGCCGGCGGCGCCTACTGCTGCGTGCGTGCCCGCAGCGTCATCGAGCCGGTGAAGGTCCGGCCGTCTAGGTCGCGCGTGATTTGCGTCGATGTGGCCTGCACGTCCCAAGCGCGGCCGGTGCCGAGCGTCAGCCGCGCGCGGTCAAGCAGCGCCTCCAACTGCGCGAGAATGCTGTACACCTCGCTCTTGCCGGGCTCGTTTGACCACACGTTGAGGATCACGAACCGCTCGCGTGCGCGCTCGGTGTGCGTGCTAAAGTCGGCGCTATTCTCGTCGCCGATTTCGATGTACGGATAGGCCGCGTCCGTCGGCGGCGGGTTGTAGACCGGGACGGCCGTGCCGCCGACGGTGACTTGGCCGTCAAGCGCGCCGTAGATCGCCTTTTGGAGTTCGAAGCCGACGTTCATCGCCCGGTGCTCAACTGGTCAAGCGCACGCCGGATCGCCCGGCGCGACTCCTCGGTGAAGTACCGCCGGTTGACGTCCATCGCCGGCCGCATGAACGGCCGTGCTGGCTGCGGCGGGATATTGCGGCTCGGCACGCCCTTGGTGCCGAACTCGTACCAGTAGGCCTTAAAGAACTGGAACAGCTCCTCGCTCTTGGCCTTGGACAGTCGCACGCTGGACCGCCGGGCCGCGCCGAACGCCGATCGTGCGCCGCCCGCCCGCTGGTTCTTGCGGGCCGCCAGATCGGCCGCCTTGGCGCTGGGGCCCACGAGCGCCGTCAGCCCGTCGCGGCCGTACTTGGTCTCAATGCTGCGCTTGATGCTGGTCGGCTGCACCCGCGCGATCGCGTCCAGGCGCACGGCCTCGGCGCCGTTGCGCACGACCTCGACCACGCCGTCGCTGATCTGGTCCGGCGCCCGGCGCAGCGTGCGGCGCAGGCGGTTGACGCCGCGGATACGGCTCATGGCAGCGCGTCCTGTACCCCGCCTGACCGGCACTCAATCCGCGTGTAGGCAGACCGCGGGCCGAAGTCGGCGATGAACTGAATTTCTAGGCTGCGCCCCTGCCACACGATCGCCATCGTTTCGTCAATGGCGGGATCTCGGCGGATCGTAACTTCGGTGTCTCTTGTGAAGTCAGCCTGCTCTGCCTGGAACCGGCGCTCGCCAGACATGGGCTTTACCTGCGCCCAGCGGGTGGCATAGTCGACCCACTGGATCGTGACGCCACCCGCGCCATCGCTCGTCTCTTGCTTCTGGCGAAACGTGACGCGCTGGTCTAGTTCGCCGGGGTCGAGCATTAAGCCGTTCGTCACGCCGCCCTCCAAAGCCCCGGATCAACGCACGCCGCCACCTTCGCGGCATCAAACGTCAGCCCCGCCTGCTCAACTGCCGGCCGGAACGTCTCCGGGTCCGCCGGATCGGGCCATACCTCCACCATATCCAGCCCCGCCGATCGCATGGCGTTGAACTGCATCTCGTGCGCGCGCAACCATTCGCGCCATCCGTCAGCCGTGTCGTAGGCGCGCATGAAGCTGGTGCGCAGGCAACTCGCCGCGATTGCGTCCGCATCCCGCCGCACCACGATCCAGCGGGCGTCCGGGAAGGCGCGGTGCCAGCACAGCCAGGTCAGGCACAGCTTGGCGTCCTTGTAGGTATCCGCCGGGCCAAGCGCGGCCAAGGCGTCGCGGCGCAGGTCCGGCGCGTCCGGCAGATCGTGCAGGCCCGGCAACGGACGCTGCCCGAGCGGGTCCGCGCCGGCCGCGCGTAGCAATGGCTTCAGCACGCGCTCGCGCACGCCAGTGTGTTCGTTCAGCCCGTTGACGTGGCCAAGCCGGGCGCCGTGCGCGGCCAAGACGGCGGTGGTGAGCGACGTGCCGGAACGGGCGGCGCCGGTGACGAGTGTCAGGGTCAAAAGAACACCACCCGGTAAGGCGCGCACAGGAAATGCACCGCCTGCGGCATTGACGCGGCGTCTCCTTCGCGCCCGACAGATAGCCGGTGCTCAAACCAGTGCCCGACCAGCAGCATGATTGCGTGCTTGAGCCCCTGCGGCACGTTGCCGGCCGGGTCGGTCGGCGATTGGCTGTCGTCCGGCGCGTAGCCGGCGGTGAACGTGATGGTGACGGCGGTCGGATTGTCCGATTGCACGCCCGACCATGTGCCGTCGGCAGCCGGCAGCAGAATTGCCGGCGCGACGTTTAGGTCGGTCTGATAAGCCGTCCACGTCTGCGTGGCGCCGTCGCGGTCGACGTATTCGACGCTGTCCACGCTGGCGACCGGCGACCGCGGGAAGCGTAGCGGGTCTTCCGGGCGCTCGGGAAAGCGGTCGAGCGTCCATTCATAGGTTGCCTGCACCAGTTGGCGCGTCGTGAAGTTCTCCACCCACGCCCGCGCTGCCTGGATCAGCGCGGTGATGTAGGCGTCCTCCGCCGTCCCGTCGACGCGCAGATGGGCTTTGGCCTCGTCCAGCGTCACCGGCTCGGCTGTTGGCGGCGTGGTGATCGTTAGGCCCATCTAGAGCACGTCCTCAAGGTTAGTCCGCGGAAAGCAGGTAAGCGCTGTGTCGCGGGTGCAGTTGATGACCTCGACGCCAGCGCGCTCCAGGTCGGCAAGCGTCGTGGCAAACCGATCGCGCCAACGGGCGAAGTTGCGCTCATCCGGGTTGCGGAGGCCGCCGCCGTGGTGGCCGTGCCAATGCCCGACGCCGCCCATATCGTAGCCGCTCAGCAGGACTTGCCGCGCGCCCAGCAGCACGGCAAGATTGAGCGCCTGGTAGCCGCTGTTTTCGCCTTCGTGGATCGTCGGCCAGGTGAGCGACAGTCCGTCACGGCGCGCCGACGGCATGTAGATCAGGTTGTGCCGTCGCGCTGCTGTTTCGTCGCGAGTGACGCACCAGCCGGCGAACGTTGGCTTGTAGTGGTCCCACCATCGGCCGTCGCAGGCATAGAGAAGGTCCGCCCAAGGCGCCAGCCGGTAGGTGGTGTTGATTGCGATCAACCGCGCTTTGCCGCGGCAGTGTTCGAGGTCAGCCCTGTTTTGACTTGGACCGCTTGCGGCGAGAACGACTGTCGCCCCCGTCCACATCTGCGCTGCGAAACTTGTCGGCGGGCGCTTGCCCGAGATCCTTGTTTTGCGGGGCCGCGGTTACGCTCTTGGCCTTGCCGTCGCGCACCATCGCGCGCGCGAGCTCGCCGGTGACCGTGTCGCCGGGCTTGAACGACACTGGGTGCAGCTCGCCGTCGCGGCAGCCCTTGAACGGATGTGTGACCGTGGCCTTCATCGTCGTCTCCTTGGCGTGAACGGGGCGGCGCCGGAACGCCGCCCCGCCCTTATCTGGCCGTCAGCGCGTCACCTTAGCTGGCGGCGCACTTGATGACCTTGATCGCGTCGTCGTTGATGAGCTTGCCGCCCACGCGCTTGCGGACGTACCACTTCACCTGACCAGGTGTGGTGATCTCGTCCATCGTGATGCGCATGCCGACGAGGTCGACGATCAGGTAGCCTTCGCGGAAGTCGCCGAACGCGACCGGGAAGGCGTTGGAGCCAACGTCCGGCATGTCCTCGGCCTCGGTGACCGGATAGCCCAGGACCGTCGCCGGCTGCCCCATACTCAGGCCGGGCTGCCACAGATAGTTGCCTTCCGAGTCCTTAAACTTGCGAACGGTGCCGGCGGTCGCCTTGTTCATCATCCACCGGGCATTGCCGCGATAGCCGGCCTTGAGCGAGTAGACCGTGTCGATAAACGTGTCGCCGGGGTACACCGGCGGCGACGCCGACGCGTCGAAGGTGCCGAACCCGGAAGCGACGCCGGTCGGCAGGTACTGCAGCTGGCCGAAGGTACGGGCCGGGCTGGTTTCCTCGTCACCGACCGCCTCGGGCGTGCCGTTGAGGAAGCCGGTCGGCTTCTTCGTGCCGTTGCCGCTGATGAACGCGATGCCTTCGCCCTTGGCGAAGTTGGTCACGATCTCGTTCTGCAGCCAGCTCTCGACGTCGAAGAAGATGTCCTGCAGCGACTCCTCCGAGGCCTTCGGGTACGCGTACAGCATGCCGAAGGTCGGCGAGACCTCCTGCAGCTGTGGCGTCGCCGTCTCGGAGCGAGTGTCGCCCTCGCCGACCCAGCCGTAGCTGCCGCCGCGAACGTCGACCAGCTTCTTGTAGTCGCTGGTGGACGCCGTTTCGACAGTCGCCACCTGGCGCATCGGGCTGACGTCGATCAGCTTGCGGGCGATCTGCCGGCTGATGACCTCCGGCACGGCATGGCCGCCGGCGGTGTTAGAGCCGATCGTGACAGCCTTGCGCTCGATCTCCTGCAGCTCCGCCTGCGCCTTGCGGTCCTGCGGGTTGCGCAGGTACTGCAGAAACGCCTGCTTGTGCTCGACCTGCTCCTCGGTCGGCTGATCGTCGTCACCGCCCTGACCGCGGCCGGCGGACGGCCGGTTCATGCGGTTCTCGACCTCCTCCAGACGATCCTTGACGTCGTTGAGGCGGGTGATCTCGTCGTTGATGCGCTCGACCTTCTCCTGTGTGGTCGGGTCGGGCGCGCCGTTCTTCTTGATGTCGGCGATCTGCTGGTCGTGGGCGGCCTTGAACTCCTCGAAGGCTTTGCCCAGACCCTCGATCGTCTGCTTGAGCTCCTGCTGGCTCATCGGGTCATCTCCTGGGTGTAGGTCTTGAGCTTTGCGGCAATGTCTGCCGCTGCTTCGAGGGCTTCGCCGTCCTCAGCGTCTCGCCGGCCGGAGAGCCCTTTGTAGCCGTCAGCCATGAAGGCCTTGGCCTGCTGTTTGGACATGCCCAGTTCGTCGCGAAGGGCTCGTTCCAACAGCTTCGGTTCCGGCGTCTCGCCGGAGCCGAACATCTTCACTGCGGACACGCGCGCGGCGTCGTTCGCTGGGAACGTCACGATCGACGTTTCCCAAAGATCGACCTGCGTCAGCGTGACCGTGTCGTTTTCCTCGTCGATCTGCACCTGTTTGGGCACAAAGCCGATCGACAGGCCGCTAACCGCGCCCATCTTCATCAGCTCGTACGCCTCCAGGCCGCGCTGCGTCTTCATCGCCAGGCGCCCGCGCATCCACAGCCCGGTGTCGTCCTCGCGGATGTCCTCGTAAGTGCCGATCGGCTCGCGGGCGTTGTGCTGCCACAGCATGGCGATGCCCTTGGGGCCTTTCTGCCGCAGCGTCTCCTCGAACGCGCCGCGCGCGACGATCTCGCCGTAGGCGTCGACGTTGCCGAAAACGCTGCCGTAGCCCTCAAACGTGCCGTCTTCGTCCAGCTGCTTGATGTGCAGCGGCGCGTCCATGTATTTGGTTTGCATCTGCTTCTCTCCGTCGCCTTCCCACTGGCGTTCGCACACCGCCCGGCGTTGATCGGTGTCAGGGAGCTCCTCGCGCATGGTGTCATCGGCCATGCAGCGTTCCATGAACTGGTCGTGCGTCTCGTCGGTCGCCGGCGTCGGGATCGGCATCACGCGCCCTCGCTTCCGGTGCCCATGTTCCGCGGAGTCAAGGGCTCGTCGAGGCCGGCGATTGGCTCAAGCCCCTCCATCTCGCGGATCTCGTTGCGGGTGTAGATGCCCATCTCCGTGACCGTCCGGTAGAACGACTCACGGTCGGCAATACTGGCCTTGGTCAGCTCGCGCGTGTCGAAGTCGGCGTAGAGCGGGCCGGCGCCGTCGAGCAGAAACTCGTCCAGCGTCTGTTTCCAAAGCTCGTGCCAAGGCGCCAACGTGTGCCGGACGTGGGCACCAAAGAACGCTTCGGCGCTGGCGTAGGTCGACGTCTTGTCCGACTGCATGACCATCTGCGGGAAGACGTTGAAGAACCGGCACACCTCCTCGACTTGATGCTTGCGGCTCTCTAGCGTTTGCGCGTCAACGCCGGTCATGGACAGGCTCTTGAAGTCCATGCCCTTGTCGAGCACCGCCGTCCCGAAAGCGTTGTTGCTGCCGGCGAACCGGCGTTGCCATGCCTGCCGGATCTGTTCCAGCTGCTCCGGGCCAAGCGATTCCGACGTCGTCAGGATGCCGCCCGGCTTGCCGCCGTTGGCGTGCAACTTGGACTGACTTTCTTCGGTAGCGATCGACAGCCCGATCGCATCGCGCGCTAGACGCACAAGGTCAGCGCCGCGGTGGCTGTCCCAGCTGAGGCCGCGCAGGTGGAGAACGTCGCGGCGGCCAAAGCGGCCAACGATGTCGCCGCGGTCATCGGCGATCACGTACCGGGTTTCGTGGTCCGGCAGTTCTTCGATCGTGACGTTGCCCGGCATGATCGGGATAAGCTCGCGGACC